ACGGCAGATGCTTTTTCGACAGGTTGTCGAAATACTGCTGAACGCCTTTCGTGTCGGCTTTGATTTCAATTCTCATAGGATGGCGCTGGAAGTTCGGCGGATGGGTTGGCGGGCTTGCGCAGTCGGTACGGTTGGCGCTGTCTCAGGCACATACACGCCTAAATCCTTGCGCAGTCTGAGCCACCTTTGCTCGGTGTAGGTTGGAATGCCAAGGTGATGCGCAGCGGCTAGGTTGTATACCAGCATGTCCAACTGTTCATTGCGGGTTCCGCGCTTAATGAGTTCATAGCGCCGTTTCGTGCGGCCCGACTCGTAATAGGTAATTTTGGCTTCGCTCAGGATTTGCTCATAGATCGCCAGCGGGAAATCGGCGCTCGTGTGAATCACGATCTTGTCTTTGAGTGACAGCCGGTTATAAATCCAATCCTTTGCGGTATCAGTGCCAATCATCCACACTTCCGCGCCGCCTTTGATCGGCTTGCCGCGATGGTTGTATTCCACCTTGCCGGGTTTGCCGGCAATGATTGGCTTGCGGTACACGGACGCGCCCTTTACGGCAATCACGGTTTGGCGCTGGCCATGAATCGTTCGGGTCTTGCGCTTGCGCACGAACTCGTACACCTCTTGTGTGCTGTCGCCGTTACCGGAGTCAATCAGCACGGCCTTGATGACCATGAGCGCCCCGCTGTCGTGCTGAATCGGTGTCGTCAGTACGGTATCGAGTTCTAGCCACACCTCATTGAGCGTCGGATCGCCGTAGAAGATGGCCGCGTCGAGTATCCACGCTTCCATGCCTTGATCGCCAGCAGACCATCCGACAATCTGTAATTCGATGCGGTTGGCTTGGATGTCGGCGGATGCCGTGACAACGGTAACAGCATCGGGTGCCGTGCCACGCGGGTAATGCTCGGCCAGTTCCTTGAGTCGTTCTGGCTCAATCTTGGCAATGCGGTTAGTCCAGGTTTGCGCAAGCCGGGTATTCTTGAAGACTTGCATTTTCTCGGCGTCGCCGCGCCGCATGGCATCCTCGGCCTCGGCGTGTTCCTGGTACATCTTCCACCAGCTATCCCAGCCGAGTGGCGCGTAGAGGTAGCTGATTTCGTAGGACCACGTTTCGCCGTCACCTTCGGACTGCGGTCGCCATTCGTGGCGTTCCAGCATCCAGGGCTTGGCATGCTCTTCAATGATGCAGCCGTGTTCAGTACAGACCATCCATGCTTTGCGCTGTTCGGCATCGGCGTGGAGGTTTTCCCACTCAAGTAACTGCATGGATTCGCAATGCGGGCAAGGCACATAAAGCTGATGCCGATTGCCTTGCAAGTACATCTCATTGATGCGGGATGCGCCTTCCTCGGTAGGGCTAGATGTAAAATAACCCTTGGCCTTGCGCCCGAAGGTAGCTTGCCGCTTTTCGAGTAGCGAGATGGGATCGCCTTCGCCTTTCAGTTCGCGAAGGATGCGGTCCACTTCATCAGCGTAGACATAGCGGGCGCTGGCTTCGGAGAGGTTTGAAGCCGAGCGGCCTGTCAGAATCCAGAGGGTTCCGCCCTTGAATTCCTTGGTGTCGAGGGTGTTCCGGTTATCGCGGCCCCGTTTGGGCGCTACCCGTTCCGCCACTCTTGGCACTGCGGCTACGGTCTTGTCGAAGCGACTGGATACCCTCTTGGCCAGTTTGTCCGTTGGTTGCAGCATGATGGCGTTGGCCGGAGCGCCGGCAATCATGGCGCACAGCCAGTTGAGTCCGACTTGGGTTTTGAGTAGCTGGCTGGCCCCCTTGACGACCACGCGCCGCGCCGGATGCTCAGGACTCAAGGCCCGCATGACATCCTTGGCAAACGGTGTTCGGCTCAGGCGATAGCGGCCCGGTTCGGCGCTGCCGAGTTCCGGCGGGATGACCATGTACTGGTCGGCCCACTCATCCACCCATAGCGCCGGGTCAGGAAGTAGTCCAGCCTGGAATGCTTTGGTGTAGCAGTCCCAGCCGGATAGGGCTTGGTCATTCCGTTCCGGCGTCATCTTCGATCTCTTCCGGTTTCAGCTTGCTGACGGATGCCAGTTCGATGCGCATCTTCTCGCGGATGAATTTCTCGATCTCCCACGGGTCCGTCATGCCGGCAATCTCCATTGAGATACGGCTGGGGAATACATCAACGAGATTCTTTTGCAGGATGCGGCCAAACTGGAACGCGGCCCGTTCCACGCCATCGGCATTAACCAGTTTGCCTTTGCGCTCCAGGTATTCGAGTTCGGCTATGTGGGCTTGGTAGGATTCCTTCTTGGCTTTGGCTTGCGCGAACTCTAGGACGGCATAGGCTTTCTCATCGGCGGCTATCTTGGACGCTCTAGGCTCTTTTTCCTTTTTACCGGCAGGACGGCCAGCGTTTTCGCGTTTTCCGCCGTGAGTCGGGATTGATAGCTCATCCATGCGCGATAAATTCAAGTTTCGTGCCATTCACTAGGATTTAATCGAGGTCCGCACTACCGCCGCCGAGGATCGCCACGGAGAACCTAATTGGCACGGTCCTTGCCATCACGCACTAACCCGCGCCCTAGTTTCACCCAATAGCCCCGCATAGCCGGCAAGGTCTATGCAGTCGTCAAGGTGAAACGCGCCCTGCTGCTCCCTTGCCATCTTCACCGCCATCAGACATCGCCACACATCCTCCTCGACCCATATTCGCCCTGTCCACGCTTCGAGGATCGCAGCGGCCCTGGCGGCTGATCGTTCGCCGGTCGGCTGATCGCGGATTGCTGCGCGTTGGCTGAGTGCGTCGAGTGCGGTTTGCAGAATGTATGGCGCTGTTACCTCACTCACGCCTCGACCTCATTCCACAGCTTTGCCAATTCCTCTTCCGGCCCAACAAACCCAACTGGCTTCCCAATCTGGCCATCATCTCTCATCACGATTGGTCCAAGACTGCCATCAAGTTTGCTCTGGTTGGCCTTATGCACTGCATCCCAGGCCTTGAATGGGTCCACGCCCAGCGAGTGCAATAACCCGATGGCCACGACGATGGTATCCACAGCGCCATCAATGACATTGACCATATCGCCCCTATCCCATGCCAGCACGGTTTCCTTCGATTCCTCCTCAATGTGGCTCAGATACCGCGCCGCCTGACCCTCGTTAAACCTGCCCGTCGATTGCCCGCCCAGCGCCATGAATCGGCCCATGTCATCCGGCCAATAGTTACTCATTCAATCCTCCTGTCCGTAAGGTTTCCCGTCAATGAATCTGCCCGTGCCTTTTGGTAACCAGCGTTCGCTATGGTCGAGGGAATTAAACAAAACTCGCTCAACCACGAATGACGCCGCATCGCCCTGATCAACCAGTTGCTTGCCGATGTTCTTGGCCACTATCAGGCCGGTATTGCCGATGGCTATCTTGGCAATCTTTGCGCCGCGCTCGTTGAACGTGACCAAAGAGTAAGAATCGGTGTCGTATTTGTTGGCCATCAGAACGGGATTGAATCGTCAAAATCAGATGACGGCGCACTCGTTTGAGGCTGACTGTAATTCCTTGCCTGTTGTGGCGCTTGCTGCCCGTCTTTATCGCGTGGCGTCCACATATTGCAGATGATGGTGTCCGCCATTGGGTCTGCTACAGGTACTCCAGCGGGATTGAATGTCCTTTCAATACGAAAGTAAGGCCCATTTTTGCCCTCCCATATTGAACCAACCTTGACGTTTCGATATTTCTTCTCGCCGTTGACTTCGTAGCTGCCGGTGGTTACTGATACATCGTAAAGTTTTGCCATAGTTACATTGCCTCGTTAATAAATCGCTCATTCAGTTTCAACACATCATCAACCGACTCGATGACGAAAATCTCACCCGGCCATTTAGCATGAAAGTCCGCCTCATCCGGGGTTAGCTTCCTTGCTGATGGCGGTTTCGCGCTGTCCTTCACCTCAACCAATCCTGTCCACCCGCGCCGTGAAATGCACAAATCCGGGAAGCCTTTCCCCAACGTGTGCGTGTGCGCCACGGCAAACCCGCATCGGCGCAATGTGGCGACGATTACAGGCTGATTTGCGTCTACCCTAGCCTTGCGTACCATTTCGACGTTTTCGTAGCTCAGAAACCGTCTCAAACCGTGCGCGGGCCTCTGTCATGCCCTCACTCATACGGATAGCGACACGCTCACAAAATGCGTCCGTTTCATCCTCGGTTGCCACGAACGGAAAGTTCTTGCGAAACCACGCGGCGTCCTGTTCCCATTCGGACCAGAGTTCAGACACGCGACATCTCCTTCAGCCGCTCAATCACCTGAGCCACCATTTCTGTTTCGCCGTCTTTGCGCCATTCCGCGATTGCGTGCTGTCGCCATTCCCGCGACGGAAGAGTGCCCAGCCACCTAGCGCGGCAACCAATGCAGCGCCAGTCATAAATCCATGGAACCAAACCTGAGCATCCGCACTCATCACGCATACCGCTCCGAGTCGAGAATCACATCACCCGAGTTCGCAGTGACCCGGACGCTGACTGGCTTGCCGAATACCGCCGTGAAGTCCGTAATGAACCGCGCATGATCCGGGTAATGCTCTTGCACGGTTTGCCAGTCGGCGGCTTTGCGGGCTTGTTTTGTTTCATTCTTCATTGTGCTTTACCAGTAACTCGCTATCACGCCAGTAGCCCGTGCCTGATTGCTCAATCCCGTTCAGGCCCAAAACATGCTCTGAACAAATTGCCGCCTTGACTTGATCTTCCATGCTGCCACCCAAGGTTTTGATGATGCCACCTAGCTCATCAACGTCTTTTGCAATCTGGATAATTTCCAAATCAGTTGCGTTACTCATGCGTTATTCCTCAAATCCGCTCAGGTATTCGACTGGCCGTGAATCTTTGTACGGCAGGTATTGCCTTGATTGCTGATGCCACCATAAAAAAATCACTGGCTCATCCGTGCCGTGCCTTTGCTTATCACATCGAACAATAGCGTCGTACTTGTCTTCCCATTCGATGCGTGTGTGGTCCGGCAAATCAGGATTCTTGAGCGCCTCTTCCTTTGGCTTGTTACGCCACCAGTTGATGACGTTATCGGCCAAATCGGTAATCGCGCCGCTGCCCTTGATGTCGAACTTTCCCCCTGGTGTGTTTTCATCCTGCATTTTCTTGTGGTGCGCCACGATGAAAACATGCGCCTTGTGAGTTTTGGCAAACTCGGTCACGGTATCCAAGAAATTCCGCTGATTGTTGAAATCGTCCAGGTTGATGTTCAGCTTCGTGAGGTTGTCGATTACGAAAAGGTCAATGCCATAGCGATTCCGCGCATAAGCCAGAACGTCCATCATGGTTTTCACATCTGCCGTACCGCTAGGCTCATACGTCCACATACCGCGTGATAGCCAGCGGAATGCTTTGGCGACATAGCTGGGTGTTGGGTTTGAATTGGCGCAGACCTGATCCTTCAGGCGCATACCGAGTTGCTCGGTCGTCAATTCCAGCGTAGCCACGCAGACCCGATAGCCTTGCGATACCGCGTCAATCGCAAGCTGGTTGACGCCCTCGGTCTTGCCGTGGCCATTCACGCCGGCAATGACCGTAACCTCACATGGCCTGAATCGAAGAGTCTTAACCTTGTCCCATGGCGTTTTGATGCCGTAGTTGGTTTCATCGCGGCCCATGGCGGCAATGACCGCATCGGCTACATCACCGATGTTTTTGAGTGTTTCGGGATCGCGGCTTTTCGCATCGCGGAACGCATCATGAATGGTTTGCGCGGCCACGCTGTTCAGCAGGCACTCGTTGGCATCCTTGTGCGGCAATTCGACAACACGGCAACGGTGACGGCCTAGCCGGTCAATGATGGCGTCAACTGCTTGCTGTCCAGGCGCATCCTGATCCATGCACAAGAAAATCGTATCGAACCGCTCAAGCCGGTCGTACTCGTTTTCAATCCATGCATGTTTTTCCCCAGCCCCACCGCCGAACGGAACCGATAACGCCGTGATGCCGTATTCGCGCAACGTCATGGCGTCAATCTCGCCTTCGCAAATTGCAATCGAGCGTTCACGGGGTCCGACTGCTTGCCAGCCAAACAAAATCGGTTGCATGCCGGATTCAGTGACGCCGCATTTCTTCTCGCGGATTGAGCGCCACTTGACCATCACCAATTCGCCGTCATCGTCATAGAACGGAAACAGGATGCTGTCCTTTGCTTCCCCAATTCGGAAAGCCTTGATGGTTGCCGGTGACAGCAACCGCTCATCGGTCAGGTAGGTCACAACCGCTGAACGCTTGGTGATTGGTTCAACCGGCTTGCTCGGCTTGGTGTAGGTTTTCC